CCTTCATAAACCTTTTGATAAAGTTCCGATAAATCCATTTTACTAACTAGACAGTGCTAGACTTATTTATGTTTCTTTGGATCGTTAGGTTTCAAAGGTAAAATAGTTGGTTTAATTCTTTTCTTCGGTTCTCCAAATTTTCTTACAGGTTGTCCAGCCGACATTGCTTGAACATACTCTCTATAATCATCCGTTCCAATCTCATATGCTTCTGCAAGATCTCTCAACCATGACTTAAACATAGTTCCCTCAGGAGTCATACAGATCACATGATTTGTACCACGTCTTGTTACCCTACCAATCTCACCAGTGTTTAGATTCTCTACCAAAGCACCAATAGGGAATAGATCTCCACGCCTATATGATTCTCTTAGGTTATACTCATCTAGTTTTGGTGCAATTTCCCAGACATAAGACTCTGATTTTGCTTCAGAACCCATAGACTTACGGAGATTATTGAAGAGATCTTTCTTCTCCATGTTTCCTAGATTAGGAATACCTTTAACAAATGCCTTAAAGTCTCCGTCTGCAGCTGCCTTTCTCATCTTAGAGGCAGACATACCCTCAAGTCCCTCGGAATCTGCATCTCTAGTACCTGCAGAAACAACCTCAATCTCTTCAAATTCGTAGAGATCACCATTATACTTATGTGCAAGACTCTGAAATTCGCTGAGTCTATCTTGTCCCACCATGATAGTGAGTCTAGAAAATCCTAATTCATTAGCAGCGACCATAACATCAAAGATGGTCTTTGCTTCTGGATCATCTATGATATCCTCGGCAACATCATCGAACATCTTTTTCATGTATTCGATTTTTGTTCCAGGCTCTAATGGATTTTTCTTCTTATCTTGTGTTCTACTCGGATATACTTTTAATGCAAAGTTCTTTCTTGATGCTTCTGACTTTGCTCTCTGTAATAATTTTTGATGTCCTGTTGTTGGAGGATTAAATCTACCAAATACTACGACAACCCCATCGTACTGACTAGGATCTGTATCTGGAATCTCTACTTGATCCGTTTTCTGACTATCGCCCTTCTTGGTTGCATCCTCTTCGCCCGATGACTTTGCACCACCAGTCGCAGCAGGAGCAGGTGCAGCTGCTGTCTTCTTAGAAGTAGGTTCCGCAGGTTTTTGTGGCTTTCCCTGACTTGGGGCATCGTCGGCTTTTGAATTTCTCCCACCAGAAAACTTAAGTTTTCCATCAACGGTCTTCGCAACAAACTTGCCCTGGCGGTCGTACCAACCACCATGACCGTCACCTACCAATCCTCTTTGTTGTGCTTGTGTAGCAGCAGAGGTTTTGGCAGCTTCTTGTAAAAACTGAACAAAACTTTTCATTGTCGGGTTACGAAGTCCTGACCATAATGATATTTATACTTTTTGTTTTGGGAGATATGCGGCGGCACCTGCCTCAATGTAAAATTTCAGTTCTTTGATCGTAAATTCGCCATTAATATTACCCGATCTATTCTTAAATCTGAACTGAAATAGTTCTTTATTCTGTGGTTGTAATTTGAATTTTAAATTATCCCCAACCTTCTGTACCAAAAATGATTGAGTATCTGCTTCCAACTGATTGATATGTTCAACTGTCATCTCTTTGATCTTTGTCTTATCAATATCTACAACATCTGCAAGATCCTCACCAAATGCTGCATCCTTAAAGAGTTTAAATGCCTGACCTTTAAACTGAGGATCTTTTGATTCTCTCTGAATATTAGTAAGAACTTCTTTATATAACTCTTTGATCAAATCCACCTTCATTTTCTTTTCCGCAGGTGTCTTGGCAGTCTTTAAAGTATTACCTAAAGTTGTTGAATACTTCTGAGGATCAGCTGGTTCTGCACCGAATCTCCTGAGTATATCAATCATACCATTATAAGGACTAAGATTTGCAAGTGTCTTACTACCAGACTTAAGAGAGAAGTTCAAAGCTCTATCAAGAACAATGTCATCATTCATTCTAACTTCCACTTCTAAATCACCCTTTACTAATCCACCAGATGACTCTCCAGCAATACCATCTGCTATAATTCTAATGAGAACTTCATCTGATTGATTGTTTTCCAGATACTTTTTCTTAGTCATCTGAATCAATCTTTTATAATTTGTCTGTGTAAATTTAATTAAGTTATCTATTTTTATACCAATGGATCCAATGTCTTGACTATTTTTATATAAAGGTTCATATGCAGGTCCAAATGCCATATTAGTAGAAGAGTGTTTTAATCTCATCTCTAATTCAACTTGAATATTATCTTGTGGTTTACCAGCCTTAAACTTCTTTACAACAGTTTTAAATCTTCCCTTATGAAATAAATCAGGATCTACTTTTCTACGGAGAGAATTGATACTGGTCTTATTAATTGTTTCTGTAGGAGAAGCAAACATCTCAGCCAAAGCAATGGCAAAGATACCTTCCATCACATCTCCTTCGTTTAACTTAGCCATAAAAAGACCCCCTTACGGGGGCTATTTATCTTCCTCTTCTTCGTCTCGTTGTTTATTAAATCCAAATGGACCTTGACTCTCTTCCTCTTCTTCCGCACGGAGTTTGTGAGCAAGAGTACATACAGACTCCATAACTTTCAAACTATCTTCAACCGTACAATTTTCTGGCATACTGCGGTGAATAATATCAAAGAGAGGAAAGAACTTATCCGCAGCGTACTGGACTTCCTCTGGTGTTAATGGTTTACTCTGCATTTACTTCTCCAAGTGGTACAATAACATCTTCTTTGTTTGATAGAGCTTCTTCCGTTAAACCTTCATCAATAATCTGAATTGCCTCTCTGACTCGTTCAATACGGGCAGGTGCATGATGAAAACCATACAGTTTATGTTCTTCAAGAAGGAGGTGCATAACTGCAGCTGCTTGTTCTACGGTAAGTTCTATCTTAATCATAGATCATCCTCTGAACGATTCTCTGAATAGTAGATATCAAAACTACCATCAGGATATCGTTTCTCCAACTTTTTAACATTCCTTGCAATGACATCTTCGAACTTAACTTCTAGTGCCATACATGCCTGAGCAACGTACCACATCAAATCTCCAAGTTCAATAACAAGATGTTCTTTGTTTGATTCATCCCAAGGCTTACCTTGGAAAATCATTTTTTTAATAATCTCAAGAAACTCACCACCTTCTGCATTGATACCAACACCAGCAGTAAGGAGACGTTCGATGTTAGCACCTTTCTCATCCAGTTCTACCAGACGATCTGCAAGGGCAACAAAGTCTGTTGATGCATCAGAAGTTACGGCATTTACAAATTTTTCGTAACGTTCGAAATCGATTCGCATATCAAAAATATTCTATGGTGTAATTTTACTTCCTACGAGGTGTAGTGTCAAGCGCTGTGAAGAATTGGAACCAACCAGTCATGATAACTCTATGTTCCAAAGCAGGTTCACTTCTATGAAGATGAGTATATCCTGCAGGGAAAAACACTGTCTTTCCTTTCTGTGGTTTTACTTTATGGTTCTGATGAATAAAAGTAGTTTCTCCACCTTCTTTGTGATCAGTGAGATATGTTATGTAAGCAACTTGCCTATGATCATGTTCCATACCATTGTCAAAGTGTTGAGCAAAATATGCTCCACCAGGAGGATACCATTGGATCTTAGGAGGTCCACTTGTACACATAGGAAGACCACCCATATACTTATCAGAGTATACTGATAGTTTCTCTCTGAGATGATCAACATATGTCTGTAGCCCATAACGGACAAACTGGTCCTCCATATATTGTGGAGGAACTTGTGAAAGATTGACTTCGAAACAGTGTTTCATTTCTGGGTTTACTTCCCCATTAACACCAATCTTTCCTGGCAGGAGAAGACCGTTTTCGTTTAAATCATTACACAGTTTAGATAAACAATCTACTGTGTTTTCATCAATCCAGTATTCTTCAATAAAGAGATTATCTTTCATTAGAAATTTAATTTAGAGAACTTATTTTTAGATTGTGGTTTTTCTTCAGGATCATATTCTTCATCCTGCCCACTATCTAGTAGGTCACCACCTTGTGATTGTTCACAATCATACAGACGCATCTTGGAACGATCAACTCCAACTACAAATCTCTTATTCATGTTGAGATCATTATATCTATTCTTCAACTGTTTCACCATAATCTGTCCCAGTTCTTCGAGCTCTTCAGTAGAAATAAGGGCAAACATAAGATCAGCAGTAGCAGGGAGGCCAAAGGATTCAGAGGTATCAGTAAGCTCAACATCAGAGCTACCATAACCAGAACGAGTGGTCTGCGTGGCAGAAACGACAGGGACGTTTGCTTCGCAAGCCAATCCTCTAAGTTCTTCAGCAATAGCTTTGATATAGCTATATGAATTGACAGAAATCGAACCGCGATATCGTGAGGAAGCACATATATTAAGGTAATCAATGAAAACAATATCAGGCTTAAATGATTTCTTAAGTGCAAGTTCATTAAGAAGAGCCCTAAAGTGTCCACTATGTGCAGATGCTGTTGGATACTCTTTAATTATAAGAGATCCCTGAGTTTTTGACGCAAGTTTACTGACCTTTGTTTCGAACATCTGACGTGGCAGATCAGTCAATTGTTGAATGTTTATGTTTAAGAGATTAGCATCAATACGTTCTGCGATCTTTTCTTCAGCCATCTCCATAGTGATGTACAGTACGTTCTTACCAGAAAGAAGGCAAGAAGAAGCCATATGACACATAAAAAGAGACTTACCGACGCCAGTCCCAGCAAGAGCAACATTAAGTGTTTTGTTAGGAAGACCACCTTTTGTAATCTTGTTAAAGAATTCCAAATCAAAAGGAATCTTTTCTTCTCGCTGATGGTAAAAATCGAATCTATCACTATAATCTTCTAAGTAATCGTGTCCAACATGATTATCAAAAGACACTGCAAGTGCGTCTGATAAAATATTGGGAATGGCATCTACATTTTTCTTGTCATCATTACCATCTGCAATAGAGATACTCTCTACCAGTGCAAGATAAATCGCACGGTCACGACACCACTTTTCTGTCTGGTTTAAAAGCCATTCACTATTAGCTTTCTCTAGATCAAACTTGTCAATATAATCTACTACTTCTTTATAGGTGTCATCAGTAATATCCTTTCTCTTCTCACATTCAATATGAAGAACTTCTCTAGTAGCTAACTTATTATAGGTTGCAATAAATTTAGCAATCTCCTCAAATATAACTTTCTCCCTAGTGTTGTCGAAGTATTCTGTCTTAACAAAAGGCAGAACCTTGCGAGCATAATCTTCATTAAGAAGAAGATTTTTCAGGATAGTATTCTCAATGGTCTCCATCAATTGTAATGCAAGTAGGTACTCATAATGTATTTGGGTTTTACCTGTACAGGTAATCCCATATGTGGATACTGCCAGGTAGGCGGGAACACCAACACTTTACCAGGCTTTGCTTCGAATATCAAGTCATGATGTGGAAATGTAGTTTCTCCACCTTCAAATCCTTCATTTAGATAAACAAGAAAAGCCAGATATCTTTTGGCAGTGGGATGATCTTGAACATCAACATGTAAATCAAACATGTCTTCTGTGTCGGGTCTATACTTCTTTATACGAAGTTGTTCAAAATACAATTTGTGTGGCCACCAAGCGGTGTAGTCCTCAAGATCTTTCTTGTATTCTTTCATCACATCACAAATTTTGTATGTAACTAATGATGTGAATTTTTTAAATTCTTTATGGTCGTTTAAATTCACTTGAGTGAAATTAGGACGACCATCATTCTCAATCTTCTCTTGATATACTGAATCCTCAAATATATCAATTAAAGATTGGCATGTAACGTCATCGAAAACTCCATCAAAAGTTTTGATGAAATTATCCATATGTAAATTGTTGTTTGGCGATCTCGTCGAGTTTGGCCATAACTTCTTCAGTGAAGTAAGTTTCTGGGTCAGCCAGAATTTGTTTCGCGTAGATTTTTTTCCCATTCATTTCATAACGACCTGCAACGTTCTTCCAGAGACCACCGAGTTCACCGAGTTCAAGAAGACCATAATATCTATCAAGACCACGCTCATCGTAATAAAGACGAATTTCCACATCTTTATTCTCCTTGGTTAGACGCGACTTAGCAGCCTTTGCTTTGACAATGTTTCCGATGACTTCCTTGCCATCCTTTTCTTTTTTCTTTGAGAGATAAACGATTGTAGAAGCTGCGTACTTGAGTCCGCTACCTCCTCCCATCTCTTTAGTTGGTACATAAGCTCCGACAACATCGTAAGTGTGATTGGTTACTAACATGGGAATTTTGGCTTGTCCCAGTTTTAAAGTCAACATTCTGAAAGTACCTTTGACAAGTTGTGCTTTCGTCATGTCACGGACATTCTTTTCATCAAGAGCATCCCTAATTTCTTTTTCTGTAGACAGCATACCTAGAGAATCTAACACAAACATACAAGGTTTGCGATTTTCTTCAGGCGTCTTAAGGTATATATCTACTGCCTTAAGTGCCTTCTGTCTAAACTCTTCAACTGTCACAACATTAACAACAACAAACCTATCAAGAGGAATGTTTTTATCTTCTAGTAACTGACGGTTAATTGCGGCTTCTGTATCAAAATACAGAACATACCCGTCTGGATTAGATTGAAGAAAATTATTGACGACAGACAAAGAGAAGAAGGTTTTACCCGTAGAAGATTCGCCAGCGATAGCAGTGATCCGTCTATCAGAAATCCCACCGTAGAGAGAACCAGAACAAAGAGCATTAAAGATGAACGAACCAGTGTCAACGAATACTTCACTTTCGCTAATGTTTGACGCCAGTTGAGTGTAATCATCTCCGATCTCTTTTACAATGTCCTTCAAAAAATCCATATTCAGGAAACTCCATCTTTAATTTGGTGCATTCTAACATAATTATAACGCTTCTCTTGGGTTTTTGCAAACCAAACAGCAGAGTCATAATTTTCTAAAATTTTCATTTGTTTTTGTGACCAGAAGATACCATCTTCAGACCACGATACAATCCAAGTTTTCATTATACGCCTACGTTAAAACTAACTGTTCGTCTTTCCTCTTCACATACATGAAAATGCACCCAATGTCTTAGATGACTAGGAAAGATATACATCTTACCTACCTTTTGTTCTGGCAAGTAAGGCTCATCATTATGATTAAACTCCAAAGATCTATCTGGACGTTCAGAAATATCCATATCATCAGGAATATTTTCAGGAAGTTTCAAAATAATTACGCCAGACAAATAATGATTATGCCCATGAGGAGGAGTAATGTCTCCTTTAAAATACCTATTAACCCAAATGTCAGAATATCTACTATCCCAATCAGGAGTAGGAACATTTAAAGTATCGCAAGGTCTTCCCAAATAATTTAGATATTGTTGAGACATTGCTACGATAAAAGAATCCAAGGTCAACTGTTGTGCCTGTTCTTTTAACAAATAAATGATCTCAAATCCTCTATTCAAAAGATTAGGAAAGTTTGGATTATGTGTATGTTTACTAGAACACATCTCCAAAGTTTCATCATCCATATTATCAACTAAATTGTTGATACTATTGATTAGATCCATAGGGCAATCAACTTCTAAAATAGAAGGTCCAAAAGGATGTCTTGCCTGGATATTAATATCACTCATAAGAAAAAACTCTCAAGGGTATTTTGTCGTTCAACACTCCAATCAATACAATCAAGAATAATTTTGATTGGTTCAATAAAAGATTTGCTGAACTGTAGTTCATAGTCCACATACTTATGTAGATCCAATTCTTTGGGTAAGTCCTGAATAAAAGACATCACATTTTCCTGCATAGGATTAGGAGTTTTCAAATAACAGAACTTGATCTTTTCTCCACTTTGAATAGGAGCATACTTCCTATCCAATCCTTTTTTCTTAGTCCAATGATTATACAGGATAACTCCTCTAACATGAATAGGGCAACCTTTCTCATACAATGTTGATGAGGATTTCCACTTATTGATTTGAGAAATACTTCTAGGAAAGGCAATCTCTTCAGGTGGAAGATTCTTAAATTCAGTCCTACATTTTTCAATGAAAGACTGCATCTCTTCCTCAGTAGAACTCATCATTAATTTGAGTCCATCCTTAATCATTTTTCTAACGGGAGCAGGTGTAGAGGTTTTGATTGCCTCAATACCCATGATCTTCAGTTTAGGTTCGTTATATCGAACACCTTCACTGTCCCATACGTTGAGAATATATCGTTTCTTCGCAGTCCAGATGCCACGTTCCGCGATATTCTCACGTTTCATTTGCATTTTTTGGTCGTAGGCGTTAACGTAGTCGGCCAATTCTTGGTAAGAACT